AGGGCATCCGAGCCCACCGGCGGCACGGACTGGAAGCCGTACTCAGCCAGCCTCGGAGCGTCGTCCTTCACCTCCAGGCCGGACACCCGGACCTGGACCAACTGAGCCGCGCCGGCGTCGTCCACCAGCGTGATGCGGCCGCGTCCGATCAGCATCAGCACGCGACGCCATACCCGCTCGATGGATTCGGTCATCGCCGCCCCAACCCATCAGGCAGCGCGGACACTTCGGCCGGGATCAACACCGGCGGCAGCGTCGGCTGGACCAGGAACGCATCAGGCGGCATCAGCACCACATCGCAGTGCGTGCCCGCGCCGCTCTTGCGATAGGTCACGTCGCATATGGTCCAGAGCTTCTTTTCGATCTTGAGGGTCGGCAGGTCAACCGAAGCGACCGTGTTGGGCGAGTACAGGCCGCCGTCGGCGTCGCGCCATGAATCGGTGGTCAGGCGAACCTCGCCCGACCGGCCGAAGCGGCGAGCGGCCTCCCACTGTGCCCTGTCCTTCGCGTTCTGCAGGCCGAGGCCGGCCGAGATCTCGGCCACCATGATCCGCATGCGGTGGCGCTTGACGCCAGGGTCAAAGTAGTCGGCCACCAGGTTGCCGTTCTCGCCCAATTCGGTGTACGGATCGAACGCCAGCCGCACCACGCGGTAAGTGCTGAAGCGCTGGTCGGCTGACCACTGCGCCGCGGCAGCCTCCACGTTGATGCCTTCCGCAAAACCGGAGCCGGCCATGTCGCGGCTGGTGGTCGTAAGAAGCAGGCTTCCGTCGGGTTGCTCATAGGCCACCAGCTGGCTGATACGGCACAGCCGCTCGATGATCTCGAAGGGCGTCTCGCCCAACAGCAGGTTGAAGGTCGGGATCGTCGTGTTCCCCGGGGCGCCGGCCACCTCGATGTCGTAGGGCTTCGCCAGCTTCTGCGCGATCTCCAGCACCGAAGATCCCTTGATCTGCCCGCCAGGCCATTCGGCCGAGCAATCCACCAGGTCGCAGCACTTGCCACGGCCCATGACCCGCACGCTGTGCTGCCGGCCGCTGATCTGCGGAATGACGCGATCGACGTAGCCGGTGATGACGGCATCGGCGCCGATGTAGACCTCGCACGGGTCGCCCGGCTTGACCTGCATCGCGTTGACCTCGCCCGGGTAGCGCTCGGTCATCGACAGGTCGAAGTCGTTCGGCACGCGCTCCATGCCGCGCGTGATGCGCACGTCCGTCCAGCCAGAAAGCGCTCGCCCGTCGATCACGATGCTGACGTCATCCGGCCGCGTGTGCCGGCCGCGCACCTCGACGGTCTGGACCGGGAAATCGCTCATGCGTTCAGAGCCTGGAAGCTGACGGGCATGAAAGCCGGGTGCACGGCGGCAGCACGGGCCACCAGGTCATCGGAGCGTGACGGATCCCGGTACAGGCGCTGCGCCAGCACCAGCGCCGGCATCGGCCGAGGTGTCTCCACGCGGCGCAGGGTCGGCAGCGCGGCGCCCTTGGCGTTCAGGTCGACCACCACCGCCGCACGCTGGGCGCGCAAGGCGGTGTAAACGTCATCGTCGCCTTGATCGCCGGCCGTGGTGATCTCCGCATCCAGAAGAGCGAGGACTTGATTGCGAACGGCCACCGCGTCATCGCTGGATTCGGGTTGGTACTGCGCGGCCGCGCGGGTCATCGCCACCACCGCGGCGCGGCGGAACAGGTCGGCGCTCAGGTCGCGCACAGTGGCCCCCGGGCCTGATGCCGATGAACCCGGCACGAAGGCTGCCATTCGGGCCATGGCGCGCACGCCGTCGCCTGGCGTGGGGGTAGCCGCCAGAACGGTTGCCGCCAGCGCCTGGGCTGCTGCCGTGAAGTCGTCCGTACGCTCGCTGCTCAGCGACGCCGCCGCGGTCTGCAGCGAGCTCGCCGACGTGCTGATGCTGGCGCGCGACACCGCCGCCTTGCCCGTCAAGCCCTGGATCGTCTGGCCGGCCACCGATGCCACTACCTGACCCACGGTCACGCCGGAGGCCAGGCCCAGGAGCCGGCCAAACTCGCCGGGCAGGGACACGCCAAGCCGTAGCAGGCTGGTCGCGTCGTTTCCAGATTGGATGGCCACGGCCGCCCAGGCTGAAGCCGCCTTGGCCGCCTCGTTCACCACCGCCGCGCCGCGCTTGAGTGCATCGAACGCATTGCGGGCAAAGGTCTGGGCTGCGGAAAGGTCGACTGCATCGGCGCCGGTACCGACAGCGGCCGTGGTATTTGCCGACGACGAAGGAAACAGGCGCTGGCCCTGCTCCACGAAGGTGAACGTGATCTCGAAGACCCGTCCTTGATCCCATCGCTCCTCGGTCGAGAAGTCGAGCAGCGCAACGGTGCGCCGGCCGAGGGTCGGATGCACCAGCTCCGCTTTGCCGTCGTCCGGCGTCTCGCACGCGCGCAGCAGCCGGTCGCGCTGCGCAATCACGTCGTCGCCGACCAGGAAGCCGGTCAGGTGGATTCGGCGGGCGGCGCGGCCCAGGTCTTCAACCCAAGGGGTATCGCGGAACGGGTACTCGTGCACCGCGTTGCGCCGGCCCACGCGCGCCTGGCCGCCGAAGACGCCGAAGCCGATGCCGCGGTAGGACGCCGGCCGGAGCTGCGCCCAGTACGAGCCACCCGTCAGCCGATTGGCGACATCGACGATACCCTGCGTGGTGTTGCCGATGCCCTGGACGTTGCGCAGAACGGTGTTGAGGGTCATGGCAGGCTTCCCGATGGCATCGCGTATGCGACCTTGGTCGGCACGAAGCCGCCCGTGTTGCTCTTGGCCTCAACCCTCGTGCCGGCCGGCGCGTTGCCGACGTGCACGTTCACCTGCACCTGCTGGGCGGCGGCGTTCAACTGGTCCTGGCTGAATGGCTGCTTGCCCTGTTCCTGCTTCACCATGGCGCTCAGCAGCGGCGCGAGCACCTTCGGGTCGTGCACGTCGATCTTCTGGTTGGGGCCGAATCCTGTGGCATTCGAAACGTTGGTGACATAGGCCCCCGTGTTGTTTTCGCTCGGCGGCGCATAGCGGCTGACGATGCCCTTGACCGTGTTCAGGCCGTACTTATCGTTGTAGACGCCGATCAGGCTTGCCATCGCCGAGAGCCCGGCGGTCGGGCTTTCGTAGCTCGCGAATCCCTTGCCGCTGGCGTCTCGAATGTTGCCGGGGTTGTTGCGCTTGATCGCAAGGCTCGGCTCCATCCCTTGCACTACCCCGGATGACCGGCGCTGCTCAGGTGTTGTGGTGCGGCCAAAAATCGCTTCGCGCGACACTCGCCCCGACAGGACATCACCGACCGTCGCGTTGCCGTTTAAGCCGTTCATCCAGTTCATGACTTTGGTCATGACCGGAAAAATCTTGGCCCCTTCCCGATTCGCAAGCGCGTCCCACGCGATCTTCATCAGGTTCAGCTGCTCGGTGTACTTCTGTGAATCTCTGATGGCCTCTGGCCCGATCACGCCATGCAGTGACGCGACGGCGGCCTTGTAGCGATCCAAGCCTTCGACGCCCTCTCGCAGCAATGGCAAAAGCGCCTCGATCCCAAGTTGGCGGGCAACAACGGCTTGTGTGTGGGGGTCCTTGATTCCAGCGACAGCCCTGGTCAAGTCATCGTATGCGGCAGCTACGTCATAGGTGCCGTCCTTGTTCTTCTTCATCGCCACGCCGAGCTTGTTGAACATCAACTCAGCTTCTCTGTCGCCATAGGCCGCGCCGTAGATCGCATCTTGCAGCGACATGAACGCGCCGGTCGCCGCCTCTGTACCCACGCCGGCAACTTCGGCCGCGCCGCGGTAGAGCTGCAGCGACTCGGTGTTCATGGACAGCGCCCTAGCAGTACGGCCGATCTCCAGCCCAGCCTGAGCTGTCCTGTTGCCAAGGTACGCCATCCCAGCCGCCGCAGCGCCGATGGTGGCCACTACGCCGCCGCCAAATGCCATACCCATACCGGGGCCGATGATCCCGAGGTCGCCTGCGATGGACGAGGCTTGGCCGGCCACCCTTGACATCGCCTTTGCAATGCCGGGCAGGTGCATTTCTCGGCCGAGCGCCGCGATCGATCGTTGCGCGCCGACGAGCGGACGGACCGCCTTGCTGGCCTTGTTGTTCAGGTCACGGAAGACCTTGGTGTATTTGTCGACGGCCGTGACTTCGAACGCGAAACGATTTGCCATGCGTTACCCCCGCTTCATCCTCAGCGCATGGCTGTTCCACCACACCAGTTCAGTCCACGTCAGGCCCATCGCGTCGCGCGGCCCCCAGTGGAAGAACAACGTTAGCTCTGCGACGAGGGCTCCGAGGTGTTCAACCCCAGCGCGCCGAAACGGCCGAAAAAACGGTCACACGCGTTCAGGTCGCGCTGCTTCATCCGCTCAACGACCCCCAAAGGCACAGCCGCGTTGAGATTGATCAGCGACACCAGCTGTTCGAGGTTGTTGCCGGCCTTGCTGGACTTCACGAGTTGACCTGCAGTGGGCTCGGTCAAGGTGATGTCGGTGTACTCGACCTCGCCAATCTTGATTGGGCGCGCGAAGGTGATGGTGATGGTGTCGTCCATGGTCAGGCTTCCTCGACGCTGGCGCCTTCCCAGCGCACCTCGAACGACCCTTCCATAGTCTTGACCTCTTGGTCTTCGACCGTCCACATGTTACGGCCGATCACGGTCTTCCCGTTCGCCAGCTCCAGCGTGACGGTGACGTTCGTCATGGCGTTGATGTCGGCGACGCTCAAGCCCGACGAGTCGCGTACGGTGGCCACGATGTGGCCGACCTTCGGCTTCTCGCTGTAGCCGTGCACGCCGTCTTGACCAACCAGCGATTCGCGGGTGAGAGACGACACGCTGTAGGCCAGGTCGCCGGTGAGCATGTAGGACGCGCCGTCGACCGACAGATATGCCGTGCCGGCCAGGCGCTTGGAATCGATTGCCATGGTGGTTCCTTGGTGTGGTGATCAGGCCTGCAGACGGAACTGCGCGAGCACGGCAAAGATTCGGAGTTGGTCGATCACCGTACCTGGCCAGAGGACGTTCACGCGGCTCGGGTTGCTGCTGTCCTGCTCGACGATCAGCGCGGCCTTGAAGGCGTCCCCGGCTTGCACGTAGCCGTCGACTTCCAGCTGGCGGTACTGGGCGATCAGCTCGGCGCGGATCATGTTCGGCGTGACGATCGCCGAGCCGGCGGCGAAGCGCGTGCCGTTGGCGGCCAGCTTCACCCGGCTGTACTTGCTGGTGATGGCTCCGCGCATCTGGCGCAGGACATAGGCCAGCGTGAACAGGGTTTCGATCTGCAGGTAGCTGTTGTCCGGCGAGCCGAAGCTGTTCTTCTGGTACGTGGTGATCAAGTTCTCGATCGCCACCGTGCCATCGTCGGCGACCGTGAACGTGGACACACCGGTGTAGAGCAACGAGTTGCGGTCCGACAGAACGAAGCGGCTGGCCAGCGGCGGTGCCTTGACGCCCTGGATGGACAGGGTCTGCAGCGGCAGCGCCGGGTCGACGCGAAGGCTGTTCGCCGCGGCACCTGCCAACGACGCAGCCCAGAGCCACGCCGGCGTGGGGCTGTCGTACACGCCCATCACCGAAGCGTGCTGGTCGTTGCGCGCGGCGCCGAAGGTGGTGAGCGCGCCGAAGGTGCCCGACTTGACCGCGAAGACGTGGCCGTAAAGCTGCTTCTGCCAGGACCAGCGGCCCGTGGTGTCGTTCAGCAAGGTCTTGAGCGCGTCGAGCGACGTGGTGTCGGTGTACGGCGAGACGATGAAGTCAAAGGTCTGGTCGCCGAGGTTTGCGAGCGCCGTGGTGAGGCTGGGCGCCGTGGCGCCGCTGGCCATCTGCACGATGGTCCATGCCAGGCCGGCCGGAGCGACTTCGCCGCCGGCCACGCCCAGGTAGTTGACTCGCAGGTCGATGTCGTTGCCGGTCGGCCCCTTGTTGACGGCGGTCAGCGTCACCGTGCTGCTGCTGACGGATGCATTCACCGGGCAGGCCAGGTCCGCATTGATCA